AAGAATGGTGTACCATCAGATGAAGAAATGAAGTCAACTGAACGCAAGTTAAAAGCTAAGTTCACACCAACTGACAATGCAGGTAGTATAGTAATTGATTTCGTAGATGACCCCCAAAGAGTACCCGCAATATTAGACTTAGCTGCAGGCGATTTTGATAAGAAATACGAAGCATTAAACGATACTATTCAACAAGAAATATTTGTAGGACATAAGATTACCTCACCGATGTTATTTGGGGTAAGAGTAGAGGGGCAATTAGGTGGGCGCAATGAAATGGTTGATGCTTACAATCTATTCGCTAACACATACGTTAATCCAAAACAAAGAGTCCAAGAAGAAATATATAATCTATTCGCACCCATTAAAGGAAAGCTAAAAATAAAAGCATTAGAACCAATCATGCCAAGTTTTAGCGAGCAAACCTTAATGACAATTCTAACAAAGGATGAAATGAGGGAGATTATAGGGAGAAAACCATTAGACATTCAAACTAATGTAAACTCGACTATTAGCGATGCTTTAAATTCATTAAGTCCACTTGTTGCAAATAAGGTATTAGCTTCATTAAGTCAAGATGAAATTAGAGGTATAGTAAACAAACCACCATTAGCAGCCGATGCGGTTCTTCCAACAGATACAACAGCGCAATTCTCAAAGTGTTTACATGATGAAATAGCCGATGATGATTTAGATTTTAGTGTATTCTCAAAATATGGTGAGCCTATTGAGAATTTTGTAAGTATAAAGCATAAGAAATTTATGTTTAGTACACAGCAATTCGCATTGAGCAAACAAGACAATGGAGTTTTAGATTTAATTCAGAAAACACCTAATATAACGATTGAAGATTTAACCAAGATTTTAAAGACAGATAAGACCTCAATCATTGAAAGTTTGACAGCGTTAGGGGATGAAGGTTTGATTGATTTGGATAGTCAAGGCAAAATAAGTTTAACAAGGTCAGGAACGAATAAAGTAGTGCCAAGTTTTGAAGAGTTATACATCCGTTATAGATACGTTTTAAGACCCGATGCACCTGCATTAGTTAAAGGTGGGTCAAGTAGACCTTTTTGCGAAGCAATGATGGCAAATCCACGTTACTTTTCAAAGGATGACATTGATAAAATTGGTCAAGAATTAGGGGCTATTTATGGAATACCTAACTATGATGCTTTTAGACGTAGGGGTGGATGGTATCACGACCCGAAACAAGATGTAAACTTGCCGTTTTGTAGGCATATTTTTGTCCAAGAATTAGTTAAGAAAATAAGATAATGGCAAAGGCAATTTTTTTAAGTGAATCAACATTGAAGCAAGAATCAATCTTGCAAGATAATGTAGATATGAAGGTAGTAACACCGACTATAATTGATGTGCAATCATTTTATATTTTACCAATTTTAGGAACAGCATTATACAATGATTTTGTAAGTAAAATTATAGCAGGAACATTGAGTAATTCATACAAATTATTACTCGATACTTACATTACACCTGCAATGATTTGGTATGTACGTTATGAACTACCTTTAAATATTAATTATAAGTATTTCAATAAGGCTGTAGGGGTTCAGAATGCAGATAATATGCAGCCTGCAAGCATTGATGAACTAACTATGGTAATGGATAGGGCAAAGAATAAGGCGGAGTGGTATGCTGAAAGATTAACTAAATATTTATATGCGAATCAAACTACTTACCCTTTGTTTTTAACACAACCGAATGCAGACTTAGCGACTATTTACGCAAAGCAATCTAATTATACAAGTGGAATGCTATTAGATGACAATAACTGCTGCAAAGGTCAATACAATTTTACTGATTTAGAAACAAGTCCAAGTGTAACTGGCAGAGGTTGCACATTTTGCTAATGAATAAGGGAATAAATAAGACAAACATCGAAAAATTACAAGCATTTATAAAGCAACAAAATGAAGTTCATAACACTAAACCAAGTCCTAAACATAATAAGAACAATTTGCAACAACCACGCACAAATAAATAGTTTTATTTTTGGGCAAATTAGTGAGATAAGTGCAAGTGAACAGGAAGAATATCCATTAGTTTGGTGCGATGTAAACGACAGTCAAATGAGTGAAAGAATGTTTACTTTGAATTTATCATTATACATTTTAGATATTCAAAGAGTAGACAATAGTAATGAAATAGATGTATTGAGTGATACTTTAAGCATAGGTCGTGACTTAATTGCAGCATTGAATAATCCAACTTATCAAGATTATTTTAACGTGAGATATGATGTAAACTTCGGACAAGTTCGTGAGGGCTTTCCTGATATAGTGGATGGATGGAAGTTAGATATAGCACTTGACTTAATGGAATTGAACGACAGATGTCAGATACCAACAATTTAAACAAAAATTTATATATATAATTATGAGTACAGCATTAGAGAAAATTAGTGGACAAGGAGGTTTTAGAATAGTATCTGATACCGCAAGTTACACGGGCTTACAAGTTGAATCAATAGTAGTAAATGGAGATTGTGTATTTACAGAATTTTACATTAACGATGTCGATGTTTTGACAACTAAAAGACTTTCGGGAGTAACAATTAAACAAGGAATGTATTTACCAACTGACCCTGGTTATAAAATTACTCGAGTAAAATTAGCAAGTGGTTCGATAATCAAATATTTCTAATATGTTTGGAAATTATATTGGTGCAAGCAACCCTCGATTCTTTGGTGGTTTAGATGCCGATGCTGCTGCGTTTATAGCAGTTGCAGGGATAACAGATGCAACTCAAAAAACTGCAATAGATAACCTTTATAAAGACTTAAAAGGGCAAGGTGCAAACAATTCAAGTTATGATTTTTACACTCGATTAACAGCCTTTTGGTTATTTGTGGGTGGGACATCAACATCTTGTAGTTTTAACGGAAAAACACCAAGTTCAGGCAATACCTATAATTTAACATATAGTGGAGCAGCCCCAACTGTAAATGCTAATGGTATTAAATTTAATGGCATTAATGGATATGCAGATACAAAAGTGCCTCAAAATTTAATATCAAATTCAGCCAATGGTTTATCTGTTTATTTTCGAGAAAATGTCGCAAATAACGAAATACAAATTGGCTATTTAGACACAAGTACATATAAGGCAACTGAAATAGGTATGGGCTACACGTCAGGTGCTAATACTAAATTTTTTGGTGGTAATAAGTATGACGAAAATTTTGGTGCAACAAATTATCAATCAGTTGGTATAAATGGTTTGATTAGATTGAATAGAACGACCTCAAACAATTATAAAGTATATAGGAATGGAAGTCAAACAGAATCATTCAACTATCTTTCATATAATAATACCGATACAAGTACATTAGTTATTGGCGGTGTGAAAAAAAGTAGTGGAGGTGTACAAGCATTTTCAATTAAAACTTTTTGTTATGCAGATATAATGACATCAAACTCATTAAGTGCAGCCGAAGAATTAGTCTATTATAATTGTATTCAAGCATTTCAAACAGCTCTAAGTCGTAACGTATAATGAAAGTACATAAATTAACAGCAACGCAAAAGAATAAGTTAATAGGTATTGAATATATACCTAATTGCACTTATAATCCTGTGCAAGATGACAATGGAATATGGATAATTACTTCAGAAGAAGTTGAACAGACAACTGATGAAAAATTTGCATGGGTAAAGGACTTACCACAGATAGAATACGTTAAACCAAAATTTTAAAACTCAAAATGCCTCATAGATTCTTAGACATATTAGTATCATTAGTAGGCTTTGTAGCCTTGCTTGAGAAACACAACTTTTTATTTGCTTCAATAGCTTCAATATGTACGATTATTTATTGGGCATATCGTTTTTGCACTTGGGTAATTAAATTAATTACCGATAAATCTATTGATGATTTTGAAAAGGGATTAAAAAAATGATCCAGTTTGACTACATGATATTAGGTGTACTATTCGCATTGATTGCAGGGTATTGCAGAGCATTATTTGAGTGTATAATTTTATTCGATTCATTATATGAGAAACATGGTTATAGTGAGTGGTGGTCGTATGCAAGATTTACACGAAATAAGAAAGGCTATTGGGATAACACATTCCCGAATGATGGTGGACATCGAATTAAAATAATAGAGTTCATTTTTGATGCCTTAGCTTGCGTTTGTTTGAGTTATTCTTATGATGAGATACTACATAGCTTTATCTCAACAATGATGTCAGTAATCGTAACTTATTTTTTTATTAAATCATTTGGATTTGAGCAAACATTTAAGGAGTTAAGATGAAAAAAATATCAATTAAAAACTACTTTGAGCCTACACCTAAGAATGTCAAGAAATGGTTATTAGCTATTAAATCAATATTAGCGACTATTTCGGTTTCTGCTTATGTAAATGGCAATGAAAAGATAGCTTTTTGGATATTAGTAGGCGGTGCAGTTATAGATGAACTAACAAATTTATTTAGCAATGAAAACGGGAATTAAAGGGATTGCATTAATTAAAAAATTTGAGGGCTGCAAACTAACTGCTTATACTTGCCCTGCAAATATTGTAACTATTGGTTATGGAAATACCTTTTATAAAGATGGTTCTAAAATCAAGTTAGGAGATAAGATAACACAGCAACAAGCTGAAGACTTACTTATGGATTTATTGCCACAATTTGAAGCGATAGTAAATAAGAATATCAAGATAGATTTAACCCAGTATCAATTTGATGCCTTAGTTTCATTCGTTTGGAATTGCGGAAAATCTGAAACATTATTTAACTTGGTTAATAGTAAGTCTAAGGACCTTAAACAATGGTGGCAAACACACTACACAACTGGTGGCGGAAAGGTCTTACAAGGCTTAGTTAATAGGCGAAAAGAAGAATCACAACTATTCTATACTTAACAATAATATAAAAATGATAGTTGAAGAAATAAACATTATTGAAATACCTTTGATTGAACCAAATTATACAGACGAGGATATTTATGGAAACTTCAACAGATTTAGAAGAAGTAGTATATGAGGAAGGCGAAACACATTCAGAGATAATATCTTCATCAACTTATGCTTATCAAATGGTTGATACTATTGATACAGTTATGTTATCAGATGAAGATAGAGAAATGGTTGCAGATATTAAAAGAATGGCATTAAAACTTGTTCACTTTTCATTGAAATCAATTTATGAGGTAAACATTGAAGACTAATATGAAAGGCACTATAAAATCAGACATAGCAAAAGAGTATTTAATGAAGTTCCCAAACACTCCGAATTTGACTTTGGCTAAGAAGATTTATGCTGAAAATAAAAGTGTTTATACAAATCTTGAACAAGTAAGAACTCACATAAGAACTTTGAAAGGTGCAAATGGAGATAGACATAGAAAAGAAAATCATGTTGAATTTCGCAAAGAATTTGAAGCACTAAAAAAAGATTTGCCAAAAGGCGAAAGTGAAAGAATACACCCTTACAAACTACCAAAAGCAAGTAAAAAGATTTTAATAATAAGTGATTTACACATTCCTTATCATAATGATGATGCAGTATTTGCAGCATTAGAATATGGATTGGACCAAGAAGTTGATACTATCATAATCAATGGGGATTTAATTGATTTTGCGACTATTTCACGACACGAAAAGGACATGAGAAAGAGGTCAGTCAAATATGAGATTGATTGCACCAGTGTATTCTTAAAAGGTTTGAGGGCAATGTTTCCAAAAGCACTAATAGTATGGAGTTATGGCAACCATGATTTAAGATATGATAAATACATTATGCAGAAAGCACCTGAAGTATATGACATTGAATTTATAAAACTGCATGAACTTTTAAAGCTAAGAGATTTAAACATAATCAAAGTAGATTCAACTCAATATATCTATGCAGGTAAGTTAGCCATATTTCATGGTCACGAAACTGGATTAACAAGTGGCGGTGTAAATCCTGCACGTTCATTAAGATTGAAATTGAATAAAAGCGCAGTAACTTCGCACTTTCACAGAGAAACAAAAGACATGGGTAAGAATTTAGATGAACATCCATATTCATGTTTCTCAATCGGTTGTTTATGTGACTTGCATCCTGCTTATATGCCAATCAATATGTGGACACATGGATTTGGATATTTAGAGCTGAATGACAAAGGAGATTATAATTTCAATTTAAAATCAATAATAGAAGGAAAAGTTTTTTAGTTTGTAAAAACAAGTATATTTGCAACAGTAGTTTTCGTTTTTTCATTTGATTTAATTATTTGGTTAAAGAGCCTCACATTAGTGGGGCTTTTTTATTATATTTGAGCCATGAAAAACATTATATCAATAGTTTGTATCACTTGGTTATTATCGGGCTGCCTATACACAAAGAAAAAAGCAATAGAAAAGTTCTGCATAACTGATAGTATTCCATATTCAGTATTAGTTCACGATACAATCGTTATCAAAGCAATCAAAGTAGATACATTCTTCAATTCAAGTATTGATTCATTCACGATTATTAAAGACCGCTTAGAAATTCGTTATAAAAAAATAGGCGAAAAGATATACATACAAGGTCAATGCAAGTCAGATACTATCTATAAAATAAAATTAGTCCAGGTGCAAGTGCCGACAAAGATTAAAAAATTAGAATGGTGGGAGAGTTTATACATAAAAGCAAGAGATTGGTTTGCTGTCATTGGCTTTTTAGCTATGTTTTTAGGATTATACCTACTAAAACCTCACAAAAAGAATGAGTAGTTCGGTAATTTCGAACAACTGAAAAATATTGGTTGCAGACGTGCAAATCGTAAAGGTAGTCAGGCGATATGGTAAAGCATAGCACAAATAGACTAGCCAATCGTAAGTGGCGAGCCTCAAAAGTTACATTTTGGGGCTTTTTTACGTTTAGTCTAAAAAATATTAGCTTGATTTATAGCAAGTTATGATTTATTTTCATTCAATGTTTTGTAGTGTCGTATAAAACTACGACTTTTGAACTCAGATAAACGAAACAAAATAATTATTAACCAATTAAATCAAAACAAAATGAAAGCACAAATTCACATCACAGGACAAATCGGAGGTAATTTTAGATTATTAAACGCATTAAGTAATTACACTCAAAAAGAAAATGGAATGTTTAACTCTTTTTATGTTCATTATGACACAATAGGCGAAGCAAAGCAAGCAATGAGAGCAGCATGGAAAGCAATCAAAAACATAGATGACAATACATCTTGGCACGATGGATTGAGTAAAGACCTATGCACACTTAGCTACGATGCAAGCACCGCACGATTAAATAAAATACAAGACTAATATGACACGAACAGAAATGACAAAAAAGAACCGAGACCAGTTAGCAACCGACTACAACTTACGAATTAAATTAAGTTTAGATTTGGGATGCAATGAGCGAACCATTCAAAGGTGGGCAGTAAACAATAGCCCTAAATTGACCACAGATTCATTCCTAAGCTACTTTAAAAAGCACGCAAACTTTACCGAACCATTAACCAAAGAAATCAAAATTAACCAATTAATCGAACACTAAAATTATGGAAAGAGCATTAGCCACCAAAGAAGAAAAGGAATACATCGAAAAGATTATGCCTGAATTAATCGACCATTGCAGATGGGGAGACCCAACATTTGGATTTACACCGCCTGACTATTGGGTTATTTATTTCAACAAAAAATTTTCAATTACAAGATTTATAACCGCATTACAAATCAGATAACAAAATGGAAAAACTACTAAGACGAATGATGTATGGCGAACAAATTACGACCATGCAGAACAAATCAAAATCAAACACTATCCTTGCACGTTATGAGCGTGTTCAGCGACTTAGAAACATTGCGATAGATGATAACACCTTTTGCAAGGTATACCAAGCTAACAGGCTACTAAAAGAATTAACAATCAAATTAAATCAAATCAATTCATATCAAACTTTAAATCTAAACTAAAATGAACACACGCCAAACTACTAAGGAATGCCTAATACGCAACTTCCAAGAATTAAATGAAGATGATGAAGTCTTTACAACTCCAAACTATCAAGCGCAATTAGGAATAGCATTAGTGATGCTTAATACCCTTAATGAAGTTGAAACA